TGCAAGCAGCAGCAGAGGAGCCGCAGCAATGAACGGGTTCCCGGTCCACCACAGAAACGCTACCATGACTATCAAGATCATGGCCCACTATAGCATGGATTACTGATTATGGCTGCTGGTCGCCTCTTTTTGCCGGGATGGATGCCCGCTCTGGACAATAACGGAGCGCCGATTCCTGCTGCCTCGGCCTATTTCTATCTCAACGAGACGGACGCGCTGGCGTCAATCTACGCTGACGACACCCTGTCGGTGCCATTGTCCAACCCGGTATTTGCAAACTCGTCGGGCCGTTTCCCGACGATCTGGGCCAGTGACGCCGTAACGTACAGCTACAGCATCTCGGCACCCTACGGCCCGGCTGGCATTCCGTTCACGGGCGACGGCCTTTCTGTTTCGCAGGGCGTGGCCATCATGGTTGCGGACGCAGCCGACGCAGCGGCTGATGAGGCAGCGGCCAACGCGGCGCAGACCGCAGCGGACCTGGCGGAGATTCAGGCCATTGAGGCCGCAGGATCGACTGCGCCCGCTATTGCCGGGAAGCTGAACCGGAACGGCGATAACGCCCAAGCCGGATTGCTCGCTGCCATCGGGGCGGTAGCGAGTGCCGACCTTGCCGACGATACGGGCGCGGAGCTGGTGGGCGTTATCGCGTCGGGAACGGGGGCGGTTGCGCGGACGCAGCAGGCAAAGAACAGAGACATCGTCAGCGTGACCGACTTTGGCGCGGGGCAGGGCGGGGACGATTACGCGAAGATTGTCGCCGCCCTCGCCTCTGTCGATACGGCAGGCGGCAAGGGTGGCTCAGTTTATTGGCCAGCCGGGGTCTATTCCACATCTCAAAAGATCGTGGTTCCTGATCGCGTTCGGCTGGTTGGGTCTGGGTCCAGGTCTTGTATTCTCAACGCGGCTTTTAATGGCGTCATGCTGGAGTTTGACAGCACAACCAACTCAGGCCTAGAGGGCTTCCGGCTTGGCCTGGGGTCTGGCGCTGCGGCGGTTGGCATCGACATTAAAACCACCCTTGGCGCTTCGGCTCGCTTCCATCGCTTTTCCGACTTGGAGATCGCGGGCGGTGCTGTCGCGGGGCAGATCGGAATCCGCATGGTCGCCACGGCAGGGCAGATCATCGCGGAAAACGTCTTTAACGAGATCGTGACGTTCCAGGTTGATAAACCTCTCATCGACACAGACACGGAAGGAAACTTCTGGACGGCCTGTAGTGCCGATACATGGGGATACTCGGTCACTAGCGCTCTGCTTTGCCAAGGGCTGGCCAATCAATATCAATGGCGCTTGGCGGGCAATCCTTTGGCCGGAAGCGTGGGCTATACGCAGACCGGCGCAGGGAACATTGCCGACATTGTCGCAGATATCGGAGTGGACGCCCTCAGCATCTCTGCTGACTCCCGAAACATCGTTCGTATCCAGCGCCCTGAAGGACTGACGCCGCTTGGCACTGTGGGGCGCGGCAACGTCATCATGGACCGCGATACGTTGATTGCAGACCGTGTGATGTCGCGCGGGGTTGCGGCAACGTCCGGTCAGTTTGCCTTGACAAGCGAGTGGGGGAATGCCGCTACGGTTACTGATGTTGTGGGCGATGACGGCTGCGTGAGGTTTACGGTCAACTCAGCGGGGACCGGGCAAGCCGCGTTTCCCTATGTGACCTTTACCTTCAACAAGCCGTTTCCATACACGCCTATGATCCAGAGCGTTCAGCGGAGCGGCGGAAGTCAGTTCACGGTGGTTGAGTATTTTGGCCTGAGCGAAACAACGACGACCTGGCAGTTTCGGTGGGCTGGAACGCCGGTTGACGGCGAGTCCTACCTGTTCACCGTGAAGGTTGGCTAAATCGGCACTTCCGCCGATATTCAGGAGTAACGAAGATGGCTGATGATCCAGAAGGCGAAGGCCCGGTCGGTGAGGACCCCCTTCCGCCCCTTTGCGTCCGCTGCAACACGCGGCACAGAGGGCAATGCACCCCGCCTCCTGGCGGTGGTGGTGACGGCGACACAGTAGGGTAGCCGATGCTGACGGCCTATTATCTGGTTTTGGCCGTGGTGCTTCTCGCGGCGCTGGCGACCCCGTCGTCGCGAAGGGCCGTTCTGGTCATGGTCTGGTCGTGGGCCGTCAGCGCTTTCATGGGGTCCGTGGGTATGTGGGACTTCAGTCTTTACGTCGATGCCGTGGCATTTTGGGGGCTGTTCTGGTGCGCCGCTAAGGGATCACCGAGGTCCGCAAACGCCGCGCGGATTACGGCGCTTCTACTTTTCGCGCACTTCGCATTCAGCCTCGCGGATAGGTTGGGCTTTTACGTTCCGGGCGTGTATATGTGGTCTGTAAACGCCTTGGTTCTGGCTGCTGCTTTATCGCTCGTTGGGGGCAAGGATGTTAGATGCTTCGTGGGATTATGTTTGGAGGGCGCTAGGAGCCTTTCTGGCTGTGGCCCCCGGCCTAGTTTGGCTCGTCGTGCGGCTAGTAAGGAAGCGGGACGTTGATTGAATGGTCACTGACTGGCGAGCTATTCTCTTATTCCGCCGCGCTCGCCGGGGCGCTGTGGGGCGTATCGCTTCAGGCGGACTTTGCGACGATCACCATGAAAACGAAAGCGTGGCGGTTCATGCTGGCGTTCATCGCCGCAATCTTCACGGGCCCTTTTGTGCTACACCGCTTTCTCCAAGACGCCCATCCGTCAGCAGCAGCGTTCGCCCTGTTCATGGTGTCGATGCTGTCTCTGGCGATTGGGCCTATTATCGTCAAGCGCGTTACCCAGTGGGCGAAACAGGTGAAAATATCAGTCACGCCGGGAGGCGAACAATGAAGCGTCACATCCATCGGGAGGCATGGTTCTACGCGGCCCTGTTCGGCGTTGCTGCGCTGGTTATATTCATTGGGGCGACATGGCCGTTCCCGACCATGAGCGAGCTGGCCATCGTCGCCGCCGTTATTCGAGGCGCGCTGATCCTGTTCATGTCCGCCATGATCGCCGGTATTGCAGGGCCGGTTAGCAGGTTTGAGCGAGGGGCTTTAGGGCTATGCGTTGGCGGTATGATGCTTACGACGCAGTCTCTGCTGATCCCACACACGCCTTGGGAGGCTTGGGCGTCCATTGCATCCGGCGCGGGCCTCATGGCGTACTTCTGCGCCAAGACAGGCCCCGCGATGTGGGCACGGGTGGCCAGGATCGGTGGCGATGAGTGATACGCCTCCCGATAGCAATCCGCCGCACGGTTGGGATTTGTTCCGCAGCATCGTGGGCGACCTGGCGCGTCCGTTTGCCATCTACGTCACGTCCCTGTCTGCCGCGATTGCAGCCGTTATCATCGCCCTGAAGGTCGAGAACGGAAATGACGGGGCGATAGCCTTGGGTGCCATCGGCGGCATCGTTCTAGGCATCTACACGGCCAAGGCGTGGGAAATGGTCAAGACGGCCATAACGAATACGCCCCCGGCTGGGTAAGGCCGAGGGCGCTGGTTCGTTAATCCTCGACGGCCTCTAGTTCGCCGTCAACCGTGGCAATCACAGACTTGACGCCCTTTAGTTCTGGATATTCTTCCGCAGGAGTCAAAACAGTTCCGGGCGGAACGCTGATAGGATATTGAATCCGCTCATCGGCGGGCGGGTATCCCAGATCGGCATGCTCCTTAGAGCAAAGAGCATAGCCAACCGCATAGGCGGTATCGAAGTTGTCATAATGAGAGCCGATTTGGCGGTTTGATCCACGCGCCTCCGCGCCGTCGTCAGACACTTGCGTTTCGTGACGGGTGACCGTGTAGCGTTTGATTTCGCGCACACGATATTCGACATTAAGTCCGGGCTTCATAGTCATTCTCCTCGGCCTCCGCAGAGGCTAGGCGCGGCAATATCACCGCATCCGAACGCTACCACACCCCGCGTCAAACACCAAAACGCCCCGCCGGGGGTTCAATCCAGCGGGGCGTTCGGTGTGCGAGCGTGTAGGGTGCAAATCCTACTCGTAGCGATTTCTGCTATCCCTTTCGGGGTCTCCAATGGGTGTTAGGAGATTCGCAGCTAAGACCCTTCTATCGCCTTGTCTTAGTTAGATGATGCCCGCAAGCTAATGCGGCCCCGCTCGCCTAACCACACTGCCGCAAACACGCTATAAAGGTCAAGCACGATTTTACGGAGGGCGCGTGTCCAGCAAGAAAACCACCGACAACGAAGCGTTCGTCAAGCGGGTGCAGAAACACCTTGGCGTCGCGCCGGATGGATGGGCTGGGGCAAACACCCTCCGCGCGTGGGAGGCTAAGTATGGGCTGGTTATCCCGCCTATGCCGCCCGGTATGAAGGCCTCAAAACGGGCCATCGACCTCATTCACAGCATGGAGTCATTTCGCGCCCATGCCTACAAAGACCCTGGATCAAAAGACGGACTGCCGATCACGATTGGTTGGGGGTCAACGTCTGACCTGTTTGGCAAGCCCATCAAGCTAACCGACATCTGGACGCAGCAATACGCCAACGACAAGTTTGAGCAGGACTTGGCCAAGTTTGAAGGCGGCGTTCTACACGCCCTAAACGGCGCTCCGGTCACACAGGGCCAGTTCGACGCGATGGTGTCGCTGGCCTATAACATCGGCGTCGGGGCGTTCACAGGATCGACCGTGGCCCGCAAGCACAAGGCTGGCGACTACGCAGGCGCACAGGCCGCGTTCGCCATGTGGAACAAGAACGACGGCAAGGTCATGAACGGCCTTGTGCGGCGTCGGGCTGCTGAAGCGGAGATGTATGCGTCATGACCACCATCCTCCGCCTATTCCCCCTCAAGGTCTGGATCGGCATTGGCGTTGTCGCGCTGATCCTCGCCCTATACGGCGCATACCGCTTTCAGGAAGCCCGCGCGAACCGGGCCGTAGCGGAGGCGCGACAGGCGACCGTAACCGTCGATGCGCTGGATAAGGTGGCGACGGAGACAGAAGCCGTTCGCCAGGATCAACAGGAGAAGCAACGTGAAGTCGATGAAATACCGGGGTCCAGTGATCGCCTGCCTGACGGGTACGGCGATGCTCTTGAGCGGGTGCGGCGCGGGAATAGCGATTCCAGATAGCCTCAAGGCCCCTTGCGTCCCGACGTTCGACGCCAGCACAGCACAAACGCTAGGCGAACTGTCAGGCGGCATCCTCCAAGGCGACGCAGACACGCGCATCTGCTCGGCCAAGAAGGATGCTGTCGTCGCTATCGCTGAGGCGGGGAATCGGAAGTGGTGGGAGGTGTGGAAGTAGCCCCCTCCGCTTTCTGGGTGGCGAGGCGCTGCCGTTGCTCCTCGCGCTCGGCAAAAGCCTTGGCGAAGGCTTCGACACCCTCATCGTGAAGCGTCCTGAATAGCCGTCGCGCAGCCTGTTCCTGCTGCTTGTCGATGATCGTGACCACATCACCCATGACTGGCATCCTCGAATGTGAGCGGCTTCCAATGCGTAAATCCCGTCATGTGGTCGTGAAAGTCGCCGTAATCCCAGCCGTCACGACCGTTCCAGAAGCCGATTGAAAAAAGTGGTAGGTGGTCTTCGGCATCGACCAGCAAAACTGATGTGCCGTCTTTAGGCGCGGTGTCGATGTCTTTCCACGCAGCCCGTTCCCGCTCTGCCGACAGGGCGTCGAGAAGGGTGAGGATGGCCTTGGATGCGTCGTTGGCGTTGTTGTTGCGGCGGGTTGCAGTTGCCTCTCTGGTTTCGTCGGCATAGCGCCCGAAGAAAGTCAGAGCCTCAGCCAACTCCCGCAGCCGCGCCTCGTCTATGGGGGCAGTCATGTTGCGATCTCGGTCATTCCGGCGTTTATGGCATTGCGCCGTCCAATCTGTTCGCGATCCGAATGGACCGAAACAACGACGGGAGACCTCCAACGACGCAGCCAGCGTGGCGATGGGCTCCTAAAGTGAATGAAGACATTGAGACCGGAAAGCACCTCAAGGCCCTCTTCATCACGGCGCATTAGATCGGGTCTGGCGGCAATCAGGATTGTCGCGACCCATCCGTCATCTCTGAGAATGTAGCGGCCAAGATGAACCCAAACGGTTTTTGCCTCGCCCATCCTCACGCCCCTCCGTCTTCGGGGGTGGTGGCGTTGGCGAGTTCCAGCAGAACATCAGCATGGCACGGCGCATCGAGATTGCACCAGCAGGCGAGGTTCTTTCCGCGAAGGGACGGAAGTCCGACCTTGATGTCCAAAATGGCACCTTCGCCCCTGCCTCTTTGCCCCTTCAAAATCGTCAAGATTTGATGTCGCCGAAGTGAAGCGGGCGTCCGCATCGCCCGACGAAACAGGTCAACCGCCGTGGCGGCGTCTCGGATGCCTTCAATCACGGCGAACGGGTTTCCGAACCGCGTTGACCTGTCCACCTTCACAGTGTTCTCGGGCATCCTCCAGCCCTTCGTCCGCTTCAGTTGGACGCGTGTCGGAGCGCTCATCCCTCCCTCCCTGGTGCGTTGGGCTTGGACAGGGCGGCGAGTTTATTCAGGGCCGCGTGAAGCCTGATTGACGGGTATCGTGCCAGTATCGACCGCAAAGCCGCCACGTCGCCGGTGTCGGGCTGGGCGGGGGTGGCTGCAAACCGCATCGCGCCAATGATCATGTCGGCAGCGTCTTGCGGTAGGGAGCGTTCGCGAATGACCTTGATCATCCAATCTCGGTCCACACCCACCGCCTCCCCCTGCGCTCCGGCTGACGGCTGGGCGGCGAGGGTCGCCATGTCGTTTGTCTCGGGGTCGCGCAAACCCGCATCGACAAGGATGGTGTGGATTTCAGCGCCCACATCACCCTCGACACTTTCGGAGCCGTCGCCCTGCGTCCATGTGGTCAAGCCAAGAGCCTCGCCCCACTGACGCATCGTCCAAGATATGCCCGCCTGAACCTTGTCGTCATACAGGTCCAAGTCCCCCTCACCGGCTGTCGTATCGGTCATCTCATTCTCCATTGGATTGCGGTTGCGTGGCGGCTAGGGCGTCCGTGATCTCGGTCGCCAGTTCACGGATGCGGAACAGGATTTCGTGCTTCGGATCGCCCGCCTCTACGGCCTTCGTCAGCAGGTAGAAGCCGCCCGCCATCCCATTCATTTCCTCCACCAGCTTCGGCCCGACCACATTCCAATCGACGGGGGCGGGAGTGGACGAGTTACAGGCCAGACACGCATCCTCGGCAGAGAACGGAACCTCGGCGGGCGGGGATAGGGCGGGGCGGCGGTTCCATGCGGCGATGGCGGCGGCGTCAGTGCCGAACATTTCTGTTGCGGCATTGCAGGTCATACAGCGGACCCACGACTCGCCCATCGCTGCCAACCTGTCGGCTTCACCGCCACAGAACGGGCACGGCAAGAGCACCGGCTTTGTCGTCGTTTGGGTCTGGTCAGTCATGGCGTCACCACATAAGCTGCAAAAGCCAGGGCGAAAAAGGCGACGACCGTAGCGACTTCTAGCAGCGTCGGTTGCCTATCGCGGCGGGGGTGTGTATTATCGTTGTTCATGTCGCGCTGATCTCCAAAATCCGCGATGTGTGGGGCGGTCCCTGCTCTCTCCCAGAAAAGGACCGCCCCTTTCATCCCTAAGCTACAGCTTACTCACCTAATGTCAACCGGATTCTTACGCGAGATCAGCCCGCCCTTGCGTCCGGCTTCTCGCGCCAGGTCGCTGTTTTTGGCGAACGACCTGTTGTGCGGCTCGGTTCCGGCACCGCCTCTCGCCGCGATCTGCCTGAGCCGGTCGGGGTTCTTGAGGGCCATTGCGGCAAAGCCGCGCGGTTTTGGGGTGGGGGTGGTCATTTACTGGACTCCGATAGCAGCACCGAATAACCGGCTTTGTTGCGCTTCACGACCCAATGACGAGGGCCAAGTGCGATACAGGCGAATCCGTGAGAAAAGTCGCTGTTATGATATGCGTAGTGAAAGGCCTGTAGCGCTTCGCTTTGAAGATGCAGGGGCGCGGTAAGGATGGTCTTAGTATCTTCCATCACCCCCCCCTCGCCCGCAGCTCGGTCAGCATACGCCGCGCGTCCCTGGCGACGTGCGCCAGTTCGGGCAGTGCGCGTTCGGCTGAGTTGATGGCCTGGATCAGCGACGCCTCTGTGGCGCTGCGGGATGCCATGACCGATTGAAGCTTCCGAACGGCACAAAAGGCGGACTGCGCACGGTCGAACACCGGGCCGGGGATGGTGGCGCGTTGGGCGGTCATGGGATCACCTTTAGTTCGCCTGCGGCTCGTATGCCGAGGACTCCGTTGTTAAACCGCACTACGATTTGGCCATCATCCACAAACCGAACAACGCCCTCCCAAGTGCCGTTGATCACCCGATCACCAACCGCGATCTCGCGCGGTTCGATAGTCATGATTTCGGAGGGCTTGACGTAAATGTCGGTAAAACCTTTGAGGCTGATCGTTACGTCGTCGTCATAAAGAACACGACCCACCACCGCCCGCACCGTAACCACGTCGCCCTTACGCAAGGCCTTGATCTGTTCTGAGGTGGGGCGGGTCATGGCTGATTGGCTTTCTGAATGGCCGCATCCATGCGGGCCTTGTGCTGATCAAGAAGTTGGCTTCGGGCATCTTCGTGGCGTTTCCGTAGCCCCTTAAGGACAGACGCCAAATCTAGCGCCGTCTTTTCATCGCCCGAAAAAAGAACCTCCCCTGGCTGATGGTACGCCTCGCGGTCGCCCCATCGACGGGTTCGCACCTGCTTTTCAGACACCTTTGTTATCTGTCCTACGTCTTCGCTGTACGGGCCTTTGATCACGGCCCAATCTCCTACATTATGTGTCATCTTGTCTCTCCAACGGCGTCGAGCGCCTTGTCAATCAAGCGCCATACGCGCTGCTTTTCGTCTTCTGTAAGCTCGACCGACGCCAAGGCCCCGACGCCTGCGGACAGGAGGCTTAGGGCCTGTTCGGCGTTGCGGGGGGCGGTCGTGCAGCGGTGTTGCCAGTCGTGCGCGGGGGTCATTGAGGATCACCACATTCATGGATGCGCGGTTTGCGATCCTCGTCAATCCAGACCTGCGCCGTTTCGGGGCGCGTGAACCGCCTGACCTTTGAAAATCTGCCTCCGTAATACTGTTTAACAGGAAGCCACCTTTTCCAGAACCAGAGGCGCGGAACTTCAATCTCGACCGTCCACCACGCATCCTGATGCGGTGCCTCGTTTCGGCAAATCCTATACCTGCTCACTTCAAAGCCTCCCTAATCGAACCAACCGCAAAGGCCAGCGTATCAATCTTGGAACACGCGCACACCAACCGCTTGTCCCCGCGTCGCGTGGTTAGCCAGACGCGGAAGCGGTGGCCGTCGTAACCGCCTGGTGAGATTGAGAGGGTCATGCGGGCACCTTTTTAGCAGGGGCGCGCTTGGGTTCCTCGAATCCGGGCTTGATCGTCAGGAAGGCTTCGATCGACAGGCTGTCGTTCTCGCGCTCTACCTTGCGGAAGCGAGAGGCCATGAACCCGAAGTCTGCGCCCGTAACGGGGCCCGTATTTGGATGCCCTGCTAGGAACGCGACCACGATGTGGGCGCGGCGATCAATGCCGAGACCAGCAATCGTATACGTCTCTCCCAGAGCCAGAGGGTTGGCCCAATTGAAGCCGACGGGCGACGACTCTAGGCTCGCATCCACGCACACCACTTCATCTCCCGGCTTGAAGTCGCACATCAGCTCATCTCCCACATGTTACGGGCCATCAAGTCGAAGCCCTCTTTATCGAAATCTTCCGGCTCATCATCCTCGACAGCCGCAGCGACGCAGGCTGGACACTCGCCATCCGTCATCGTCTCGTTGTCGCGGACGAACGCATAGCAGGTCCGGCACTCGCCGGGGTGGACGACGGTGGGGTCGGAGGGGTTCATGCTGCCACCGACTTGTTATAGCGACCGAGATAATCAGCGGCGGTCAGAACGTCGAACCGTTCGCCGTCAACGCAGCGAGCAATGCCTAGATCGAACAGCTCAATGACAGACGCCAGCGTTCCTTTCTGGACGACAATCCAAGAGCCGCAACCGTGCGGCAAAGGCGGGACGTTGTAATATGTGCGGTCAATCATCTGCGTCTCTCCATTCGCTTCGATAAACCCAACATAAGCCAGACCTTGCGCGGGTGTCAACACCAGAACGGTGTTGCAGACCAACTTTCTTTAGCGTAAGGTATCAATCTCAATCAGGGAGATTTGAATGTCCGAACAATACCTTACGCGACAACAGGTGCTGAACCGCATCCGCGCAGAGATCGACAAGGCTGGCGGCGTGGCGAAACTAGCCGTCAAGCTGAACGTCACGCCGTCCTACGTTTCCAACGTGATGGGCGGCTCAGTTCCGGGGCCGAAGTTCTGCAAGTTGCTGGGCATCAAGCGCGAGAAGCAACTGTGGTCGGTGGTGAAGAAATGAGAAAGCTGCCGTACACCCCGCAAGACGATGCCGAAATCCGCAAGGGGTTTGCCAACGGCGAGACGTTTGGCCAGATTGCGGAGCGCATAGGGCGATCCCGTAACGCTGTGGCTGGGCAGGCGCGACGCATGGGACTCAAGTTCCCCGTCGTCATCAAGTGGACGCCTGACCGCATCAAAGAGGCGTCCGCCATGATGTCCACGCACAGTTACACAGACATTGGCGCACATTTTGGGGTCAGCAAAAACTCTGTAGCGTCGATGGCCAAGCGCTACGGCTTCAAGGGCACATTCAAAAAGGTTGACGTGCTGGATGCCGACGAACAGCAATACATGCTGGACAACTACCTGACCAAGTCAGTTCGGGACATCGGGGCGCATCTTGGCCGGTCTGGATCGACCGTCGCCAAGCGTCTCAAGGCGATGGGACTAAATCAGCCGCGCAGCCGCGCACGGACAGTCACCGTGTTTGCCAAGCCCCGTACGATTACCCGGCCAGAGGCCGCTCCCGAAATCATTCCCGACACGGCCCGCCCCTGGCTCACCCGCCTCAAAGGCGAATGCAACTACCCCTACGGCGAGCGCGGCAACATCCATAGCTGCTGCGCGCCCGTATGGCGCGGGACGCAGATGTGCGAATCACATGCTGCGCTGTGCGGCGGTTACATCAAGGTGGCGGCTTAATGGGCAAGCGATCAGACTTTGAGCGAGTGCCGCGCGACTTCTATCCGACGCCTTATGAGGCGGTGGTGCCGCTGCTGCCGCACCTGGACCGGCTGAGGTGGTTCTATGAGCCATGCGCGGGTGACGGTGCGCTGGTCGAGCATTTAGAAAACACCGGCCATCTTTGCTACGGGGCATCTGATATTGAGATTAGAGAGGGCCTTGTTGACCCCATGCTAGGCGACGCAACGTGCGGCACTTTTGGCGTTCCAGAAGGTTGCCATTTCATCACCAACCCGCCTTGGGATCGTAAGCTGCTGCATCCCATCATCGTCAACCTGTCCAATCAGGCCCCGACATGGCTGCTGTTCGACGCAGACTGGATGCACACGCGACAGTCCGCGCCGTTCATGAACCGCCTTCGTAAGATCGTCAGCGTAGGTCGCGTCAAATGGATTCCTGACAGCAAGATGACCGGCAAGGATAACTGCGCTTGGTATCTGTTCGACAAACCTTCTGACGCTCCAACCGTATTCTACGGGCGCGGCGAGCATCTGCCGGGGGTGGGGGTGTGAGGGTCGAAACGATAGGCGAATGCACCCTGTATTTGGGGGATTGCCGGGAGGCTGTTTCTACTATTGGTCCAGTGGACGCAATCATAACCGATCCTCCGTATGGCGTCGGCTTCAAATACTCCAGCCACGACGACAGGCCAGAGTCCTATGAAGGCGGCTACGGCGCGTGGCTATGGGAGCGTCTCGAAATGGCCGAGGCTCTATGCCTGCCCGGATCGCCCGTCTTTGTCTGGCAGTCCGGCCCCAACCTTCGGCATTTCAACGATTGGTTTCCGCGTGACTGGAGACTTTTTGTTGCGGCTAAAAACTTTGTCCAGATGCGACCAACGGCGATGCAGTGGACCTACGACCCTGTTGCCGTCTGGTGGACACCGGGCGAGAAGCCTTGGAGCGCAGGAACGGCGACCAGAGACTTTCACGTCGCCAACACAGCCCCCGTTGTCGCCAGTCCAGAGAACATGGAGAAGGCGCACCCTTGCCCCCGACCTTTGGATCAAGTCACCCACATTGTTGAGCAATGGGTTCGACCTGGTGGCGTCGTCTTGGACTTGTTCGCAGGGTCAGGCACCACGGCAGTTGCTGCGATTGCAAGCGGACGCAAGTTTGTCGGCTGTGAAATCGACCCGGTCTATTTCGACTTGGCGTGTCGAAGAATCGAAAAAGCAATGCGCCAGCCCCGCCTCTTTGCCGATCCGGTTGCAAAGCCTGTGCAGGAGAGTTTGTTGTGATCACCCTGCGCGATGACCAGACCAAAGCGGTTGAGGACATGCGGACAGCCTTCACACAGGGCCACCAATCCGTCCTGTTCCGCGCTCCATGCCGATTCGGCAAGACTGTAGTGGCGGCATACATGGCCCAGCAATCCACCTTAAAACGCCGCCTGGTCATTTTTGCCTGCCACCGCGACGCCATCCTTGTGCAGACCGCCGCGACATTCGAGAGGTTCGGCATCAAGCACGGGTTCATCGCATCGGGAAGGCCGTCCAATCCGTTCGCACTGGCCCAGGTGGCGAGTGCGGACACACTGCGGAACCGGCTTTACATGCTGAAGGATTGTGCCCTGCTGGTCGTGGATGAGGGCCACCTGTGGAACAGCAAGACGCGGAAACAGATCATCGACGCGGCGAAAGAGGCGGGCGCAAAAATCGTTATCCTGACCGCCACGCCCGTTCGTCTGGACGGCAAGCCGCTGTCCGACATTGCCGACGTGATGGTGTTAGGCCCCACAGAAGCCGAACTTATCGAGCGCGGGTCACTGGCCAGATACAGGGCCTATGCGCCCGTCAGGCCAGAACTAGAGGGCCTGCCCACCCGCATGGGCGACTACGTACAGGCCGAAGTCGAGGAACGCCTTGACCGGCCCTCAATCGTGGGTGACGCCGTTTCGACATGGCAGAAATACGCCCTCGGTCTGCGGACGGTGGTGTATGCGATCTCACGGGCGCACGGTCGGCATGTGCTGGAGGCGTACACGCAGGCCGGGATAGCAGCGGGCTATATCGACGGCGAGACACCCAAGGCCGAACAACGCCGCATCGCTCACGCACTGGCGGACGGGTCAATATCGGTCATCGTGTCTGTTGACCTTCTTACGACGGGATTTGACCTCGCCTCGCTGATTGGCCGCGACGTGTCGATCCAGTGCGTCCAGCTTCTGCGTCCCACGAAGTCGCTACAGCTCGCAATCCAGATGATGATGCGGTGCATGACGGCGCAGGAAGGCGAGGCGGTCATTCTCGACCACGTCAACATGATCATGAACCGTGACGGGACCGTTCATCACGGCTTCCCTGACGATGACCGCGAATGGAGCCTGGAGGGTCGATCCGGCAAACGGGTGGAAGGCGGGCCATCCTTTGATGTGAAACAGTGCGAGTCGTGTTTCGCCGCGTATAGGGCGCATCTGTCCGCCTGTCCGCACTGTTCCAGCGAACGGGTCGTGCGCGAACGTAAGGTTGACATTGAGGAAGGCGAGCTTGCCGAGATACACCGGAAGGCGGTTCAGAAGGTCGAGATGCGGTCCGCCCGTGATCTGGACAGCGTGGCCCGTGTCGCTGCGTCCAGAGGATATAAACCCGCCTGGATTCACAAGCGCATGGCCAGCATAGGCAAGCCCGTGTCATTCTCGAAAGCTATGGAAGCAGCAGCGAGCGCCAGACAATGACCCCTGGCCAAGTCCTGACAAACCAAATCCGTGAAGCCGCGTCAAAAGTAGGGACGCGGCTTTTCGTTATGGTCACGGGGAAGTTCTGGGCTGGCGTTCCGGTAGGTCGCACGGAACAGGGCCACATGATCCTGAAGAACGCCCGCCTGGTGAATGTCGGGTTCAGTGGTCTGTCTGACACCCTTGGATTTACGCCTGTCGTGATCACCGCTGACATGATCGGGCAGACTGTGGCGGTCGTTACCGCAATCGAGGTCAAGGCAGGAAAAGACCGCCCGCGTCCCGGTCAACCTGAGTTTATACAGGCAGTCCAGAAGGCGGGCGGTCGGGCAGGCTTTGCTAGGTCAGTGGATGATGCGCTTAGGATTGCGTCTGGAGTTTCCGATAGCGCCAAATAGCGCGGTCAAGTTCTCCGATTGTGCAGCCCAAACGGGCCGCAGACAGCTTTAGCGACTGACCACGGCCCATCATGCGCCACGCGTATTGTGCGGCGTCGCGGGGCATTAGAACGGAATCTCCGAGTCGTCTGGCAGCGACTGTTGCGCCGATGCCTGCCCTTGCTGCGCTGGAGTGTTGGCGTAATAGTCATCGTCGCGTGACGCCGAACTATCCGACTTACCACCCAGCATCGTCAGTTCGCCACGGAACTTCTGCAACACAATCTCGGTGGTGTATTTCTCCACCCCGTTCTGTTCATATTTCCGGGTCTGTAGCGACCCCTCGATATAGACCGTGCTGCCTTTTTTCAGGTACGACTCAGCCACCTTGACGATGTTCTCGTTAAAGATCGTAACCCGGTGCCACTCGGTCTTTTCCTTGCGCTCACCGGTCGCCTTGTCTTTCCAGCTTTCCGACGTAGCGACGGACAGGTTTGCCACCCGCTCGCCGCTGTTCAGGGTGCGAATCTCAGGGTCTTTCCCCAAGTTCCCCACCACGATTACCTTGTTTACCGATCCGGCCATCAGACTTCTCCTTCTTTCGTTTCCAGTTCCGCGATCTTGGCCTTGACCATATCCGCGATTTCAATAGCCCGTGCACGGTCGGCAGCACCGGCCTTCATGCGGTCGGGCTTCATGGTTTCCCACCACTTCTTGAGGCCCTGCGATCCTGTAGCGCCCTCGGCAAGTACGAACGCCTCGGCAACCATCATAGACAGGCCGTCAAAGTCGTATTCGGTGGCGGGGGCAGGTTCGGCCTTGACCACCTTCAGCGGCGCTACATCGGCCTTCAGCGGCTTAACCCGCGTCGGTGCCTTCTTCCCCTTGGTCATCGTCAGGGCCAGCACGAGGTCGCTGTCGATGTGGCTCATATGGCTGACACGAATCCCGCCAACCTCCATCCCGCCCCATTTAACCTTCGGGTCGCAATACAGCGTGACTGAACGGCCCGCGTATTCCTTGGCATCCGGCCCCCATGCGGCGACCAGAAGGCGTGACATAGACTTACAGGGACGCCAGGGCTTGGAATCCTCCAGTTCAATCGTCACCGGCTGTTCAGTCCCTGGCGTGATCGCCACGGACTTGATACGCACCGTGCGCGGGCCGGATAGGAAGTCGTCGGCGTTGATCTGGTCTGATTTGGGGACGATCACCCCCGTCATGTCTTGGGTCATACGTGCATCTCCTGTTCAATCTTCCGCTCTGTGATCGGCATCGCCTTAGACGCCTCGTTATAATCCGATACCGCAGCGCACACCTTCGCCTCAAACGAGGCCGCCGCCGCCAGTATCGCTTCCTGCACCTTCTCATCCGGCAGAACCCGCATGATCGGCATGTGCAGCCCGCCTGAGTACGACACCAGGTCCAGCCAATCCCATTCCGCGACCAGCAGGCCGGTCTGGCACTGGATCAGGAAGTCGGTGGGAATAACGCCGTCGCGGTGCCACTCCACAATCGTCTGGACCTGGAACTTCTGCTTACGGGACTTGCACTCAATACCGCCTTTCGCACCGACGACACAGCCGTCTGGCGAATAGCCGATGGTGAAGCCCCACTTGTCGTTCGTGATGAAGCCGACTTCCTCCACGGCGTTACCCGTGAACTCCTCATACTTCAGGCGGGCGTGGACCTCGTCTTCCCAGCCGCGCAGCATGTCGTCTCCGATATACGACGGCTCGACATACTGACTGATGCGCTGTGCTGCGATCTCCCAGACGTGGCTGCGGGTCTTCTCATTGTCCGCCGCCTTCAGTGTCGGCGTGACGATGTGCTTGCACTCGCTGGCGGTCAGGATTCCCAACCGGGCGGCATGCCATTCGTCGGAGCCTTGGATTAGGTCTCGGAATACAGTGATGGTCATTCGCCAATCTCGTTACGATAACCTGCCGTTAAAACAGCTACCACATCCAAGTGACTGATGCTTTCGTGCATATAGACGCCGCTCTCGCAGCGGACGTATTCTTCTGCAATTTCCTTGATGTACCGCGCTTCCGTTTCGTCGCGCGGGTTGATTTTCATATCAATGCGGTTGACGCGAGGCACGTAATAAACCCTTGGACGCCCGTCGATCTTAACCCTGCGACCGTCGCACGGGCCGGCAACCAAAATCATAACATCTGACATCATTCTCTCCCTTGCTACCTCGCCACAATGCGTGATACCGCTGGCTAACGCAAGAGGAAAAACACATGACGTTTGCAGACTGGATTGACGAAAAAACCCCGAAAACACTACATGATGTGTTCGGCTATCGTGACGGCACAATCCGTATGTGGAAAACGCGCAATATCATACCGCGTGGCGTTTGGCCTGAGATTATGTCGGAGGGGATGGCGACGCTGAAAGAGCTGATCGCTATGGAGAAGGCGGCTAACCAGTGATCACCCCAGCCTCTGCAATCAAGGCGCTAGGCGGGGTGAAGTCAGGGCGAACAGGCATCCTATGCCCTGGACCCGGCCACGGCAAGCGCGACGTTTCCCTGTCCGTTATTTTCGGCCCCGAATATCCTGAGGGCTTCGGTGTTCACAGTTTCGCAGGCGACGACTTCCGAGAGTGCCGCGACTTCGTCCGCGACAAACTCGGCATGCCCGCGTGGAAACCCAACGGCGTCAAGTCACAGGCCCAGCCGGTATTTGTCGCCCGTGAGTATGTGTACGAGGACGCCAAGGGCGAGCCTTATCACATGGTCCAGGCCATGTCGGACGGCTCATACCGCCAGCACAAGTTCGACATCGACGGGTTCGTCCCCGGCACTCCTGACCTGATCGTCCCCTACGCCCTGTCCGATGTCCTGACGGATGAAACGATCTGGCTGGTCCGTGGCGAACATCATGCAGAGTTGATCCGTGACGGCTTCAATCAGGTGGCCACGACATACCCAAGCGGCCTGGACCTTCACACTGACGCTTCGTTTATCCACCACCTAGCAGGTCGTGACGTTCGCATTCTCGACACTGGCGGCGCACGGTCTGCCGAGTTCTGCCGCGCGTTTTCCGACGCGCTTAATGCCCCGGTCTGGCGGCTCCCTGACGGCGTCAAGACCCTGCGTGAGTTCTCGCGCCTGCCTGATGCCAGCCTAGACCAGTGCGCTGTTACGACCGTTTCTGACGTATCATCGCCAGCACCGGGCCGCGTCGTCCCCACCCCATTCGAGTGGATCGACGCCGCTAACATCGCACCCCGCGCCTGGCTTTACGGCGATCACCTGATCCGCCGCTTCGTGTCCGTCACCGTCAGCCCTGGCGGTCTGGGTAAGTCCAGCCTTGTTCTCGTTGAGGCCCTGGCTATGGCGTCCGGCCAGCACCTGCTTAAGGACGACCGCGTTCGCGTCCCTGAGCCTCTGCGCGTTTGGTACTGGAACGGCGAAGACCCGCAAGAGGAAACTCAGCGCCGGGTCATCGCCGCCGCCATGCACCACGGCCTTACCCCGGATAAAGTCGGCGGTCGCCTCTACACCGACACGGGCCGCGAGCAGACCATCACCCTCGGCCAGATCATGTCGGGCCAGATCACCCTTGATGAAGACCTGTTCGCAGAGCTGGAGGCCGAGATTATTGCCCGTCAGATCGACGTGTTCATTCTCGACCCGTTCGTATCCTCGCACCGCATGGGCGAAAACGATAACAACGCAATCGACGCAGTCATAAAACGCCTCGGCAAACTAGCCGAACGCGCCAACTGCGCCGTCGAGGTCGTCCACCACGTCCGCAAACCCGGTGGCGGCTCCAAGGAACAGACCGACGTGAACGACGCCCGTGGGGCATCCGCCCTTATCGGCGGCGTCCGGTCCGCCCGCGTCCTGAATGTCATGAGCGAGGAAATCGCGCTGGCCATTCCGGACTTCAAGGTTGACGACCGCTACAGCTACTTCTCAGTCACCAACGGCAAGGCCAACATGGCCAAGCGCACGTCAGACGCAAAGTGGCGGCACCTGTACGACCTGGACCTTGGCAACGGCCCTGTAGGCGTCTCTGACCGTGTCGGCGTCGTGGAGCATTATCAGCTGCCCGAGAAAGCCAAGGCGATCGACAGCCTCCCAGACAATGCCGTCATCATCGCCCAGCGTGTCGCGCATGAAAACCCGTACATCTCTCGCAGGGATCACACGTCGCCAGACTGGTTCGGTCACGTTGTCGGTGAGAAACTCGGCATCAACTCTGTGGATAGAGCCGGAAAAGGCATCCTCATTTATGCGATCAAAACGTGGATTTCGAGTGGGGTTCTTGCCGTGGAAATCCGCAAAGACAAGAAGGGAAACCCCCGCGAATACCTGGCCTGCCCACCCTCCGAAATCCCACTGTCAGCGGGCAAATCGCACACTGACAACGACACCGACGACTCCCCGTTTTAGTTTCCTCACCTGTGATTTCAAGGTGGGGAAAAGGTGGGGAAATCGGCCCATATTCTACCCCGGCGGTGGGGGTTGACTTTCAGCTTCCCCACCTGTAGCCCCTTAGGCGGCGCCGGTCGGGGCTAAGAACAGGTGGGGAGACGCTGATGTCGTCATCCCCACCTTAGCCGACATCCCGAGGAAAAATAATCTCTCACCCACCAAAACAACCGTTGACGAGGGTATGTCCCTTGTGGGACATAGAGTCATCAACACGGAGAGAGACGGTGACCACCGAATCCGCAACCCAGACCTGGTACGCAATGACCGCCATGCAGCGCTACGAAGTTATGCAGCGCGTCGGCTACATGAAGTCGATGACCAAGCGCCAACGCGCTTGCATCGCCCTCATCAAAAGTGAGGGCTGATCGTGGACCGGCAAATCCAGAACGCCCTTAACGCGGGATCGGCTTGGACGGCGAAATGGCTGGCGGACAATGCAGATCGTCACGAAGGCACGGACACGGAGCATCTGGTTCGGTCGGCTGAGAAAGCGCTGCGCTCGATTGAGGCGGCTAAAGATTCTTTGTCAGCCGCAAAAATAACCGTTGACGCCTAACGTCCCTTGTGGGACAAGTGGGTATCGGAACTGGAGAGACGAAATGACCCGCATCGAAACCGCAGCCGCTGACTTCGCCAATGCCTACCGCGCTTGGGCTACCAAAACCGCTCAGACGTTCAACATCGAAGCGGCAACGGCTTTCGCGGTTCATGGCGTTCTGAGCATGGCTCGCGGAGACGCTGAAATGGTTGAGATGGAAGCCGAGGACATGTGGAAGGCGGTGCGGGCATGAGGCGGGTAACTACGGAGCAGTTTTACGCCGCAGTTGGCCCCCTCAACGTATATCCGCAAATCCAGCCTGGTCCGTATCCTTACACGTCTATCTGGAAGACGATGGACGTAAGCCGGGCGGTTATTGGTAAGTCGGTTGGTGTGCGGGAGGGCGGCACGGTAGGGCAGGAATACTATCTAGGAGACGGAACATGACCAACCCCAAACGCCTCTACGAAACCGAACGCAAGCGCCAGCAACGCGCGAGGCTGGCTGAGGGTAGGGTGCATAAGGTCAGCGTGTATCTGACGGGGCCTGAGTTAGAGTCGATAACGTCGGGATGGGCGCACACAGAGGAACCGTCTGAAGCCATCCGTATGTTGATCCAGGCAACGGACGCCCGGTTAATCGTGACCCCTCGACAAACCCCACCCACTCAGCGATAATCAGCGCATGAACCTGCTCGCGCTCCTGCTGCTCATCTCCACCGGCCTGTGGTTCGTGTCCGCAGTGCCTAACTCGCGTGTGCCCGAGTGGGCCGGTCGCTTGGGGTTCTTCATCACCGCGCTTGTTTGGGTGCTGACGTGACATCCACCCGATCTGCGACAGGCCCCGTTCTCGCTACTGGCCAGGCCACGCCCGAAGAGGCCATGCGTCTCGCAGCCTATGCGCTCGGTGATCAACCAAACCCTACTGTCAAGACCAAAGCCGACCTGGAGCGCACCCTCGCCAAAATCGAGGGTCAGGAGAGCCAGACCGAACGCGCTGCTGCGATCCGGACGAAGATTGCGGAGATGGATAGCTGATGGCCGAGATGGGTCGTCCGCGTTTGTATCAGGACCACGCCTCGTTCGTCGCCAAGGTGGACGAGTATTTTGCGTCTCTGGAGACCAACGGAAAACGCCCGACTTTGGCTGGTCTGTCCTACTTCATGGACTTCGAGGACCGGGAAACATTCGTCCGCTACGCCGAATATGACGACGACTTTTCCCGCACAGTAAAGCAAACCCGCATGCGGATTGAGGATGATCGGTGGCAATCGCTGATCGACAAGGGAGGGTTTACCCCCGGTCTGATCTTCGACCTCAAGAACAACCACGGCTGGAAAGACAAGACCGAGCAAGAGCTGACCGGCGCTGACGGCGGACCGGTCCAAGTGCAGAAGATTGAGCGCGTCGTGATTGGCTAAAATAACCGCTTGCGTCAGTCTGACGTATGTGGGATAACCAGTCATCGGCGCAGGGCAATCAAGCACTAGCCGGACGGATTGAAGATCATGTGCATCACCGAAACCCTCGCCAAAGTCCGCAAGTTTGAAGCTGGCTTCGGTCGTGACCTTGAAGAAGCCTTCTTGGTTGATCTGGGCTGCAACGCCTCTCACGTTCGCACCCTGGCCCGCATGGGTGAAATCCGGTTTGCGGGTTCGGTCAAGTGACCAGAGACCTTGAGGAGTTCATTCATTGCGTCTGTGGGTCGGAGGCTGCTTTTTTGGGCGGCAGCGATTCCGAAAGGGTGCGCGAGATTGAGAGGATAGGGGCGGTAATTCTTTGCGGTCCTACAGGCCTGATCCTTAGGCCTATGAGGGATGCGCCGCGCGATGGGTCTTTGATTGTGCCCTATGACAAACGTCTTAACGAAGGCGCGCCCGCGTCTTGGTCGGAAAGCTTCGCCGTCGCTTGCTGGTATCAAGACATCGGCGGGGTGTCAGAGGATGCTGACTGGCTGGGCTGGGTTGCCTGGAAAGACGATAGAGAGATGGTTAGCCTTCCGAGGTCGGTGGTAGAAAAACGCTTAAGATTATGGATAGGGTTGGCTCTGGATACCTAAACGACGAGCTTAGAATGTCGCTTGGGGGTAGAAAATGAAGGCGGTAAGCTACAACGACTACGGCGATTATTACGAGTACGACTGGTCTTGGCATCTGTGCAATCCGCCCCAGGAAAAGCGTCTGGCCCGAATGATTGATGGCACACTTTGGACCGAACGAAAGGTGATCGCGGTTCGGTATGATAACGGCCAGACCTGTGTTTTCAGGGCTAAGGACGCCCTATGACCCCCGCTGAATACCGCGCCGCTCTAGCAACCCTCGGCCTTAGTCAGCTAGGTGCGGGCCGTTGGCTTGGTGTTTCCAACAAGACGGCGCAGCGATACGCGACCGAGGGGCCAACCGGACCGGCTGCGAAGGCGATCAGCATGGCGCTTAGGTTCGGCCTGGCGTGACCACCCTCCGCATCGAGACCCCGCGCGTTTACAAGCCCCTGCTCGGCCCAAGCCGCTACAAGGGCGCGTATGGTGGTCGCGGTTCTGGGAAGTCTCACTTCTTCGCGGAGATGCTGGTAGAGCGCTGCGTGATCGACCCGACGACGCGTGTTGTGTGCGTTCGTGAGGTGCAGAAGTCCATATCGCAATCCGTCCGTCAGCTTGTGGAAGACAAGATCGCCAAGCTGGGTGTCGGCCACCTGTTCGACGTGCCGATTGACCGCAGCGCCAACATCAAGGTTCTGGACGCTCGCGGCACACCGTGCGGCCTGATTGCATTCCAGGGGATGCAGAACCACACTAACGACAGCATCAAGTCGCTGGAGGGTTACGACATTGCCTGGGTGGAGGAGGCGCAGTCGATCAGCCAGAGGTCGCTGGACCTGTTGCGCCCCACGATCCGCAAGCCGGGGTCAGAGTTGTGGTTTGGCTGGAACCCGTCGAAGGACACAGACCCCGTTGACGTGCTGTTAAGGGGGCCTAATCCACCCCGTAACGCCGTCGTGGTCGAGGCGAACTATACCGACAATCCCTGGTTCCCGGACGAACTACGCGACGAACTGGAAGGCGACCGAGAGCGCGACCCCGACAAATACGCGCACGTCTGGCTTGGCGCATACCAAGGCCGCTCAGAGGCCCGCGTGTTCCGCAACTGGCGAGTCGGTGACGGCAGCGAGTTCATCACCACGCACGACACCGTCTTCCGGTTTGGTGCCGACTGGGGGTTCGCAATCGACCCGACCGTGCTGGTTCGCGGGTATCTGGACGGTCGCAAGCTATACGTCGATTACGAGGCGTATGAGGAGCAATGCGAGGTGGATCAGACACCCGCCCTGTTTGACCGCATCCCACGCGCCCGTGAGTTCCGCATCACGGCTGACAGTGCCAGGCCAGAGACAGTCAGCTACATGCGCCGCCACGGATTCCCGAAGATCGTCAGCGCGCTCAAAGGTCAAGGGTCTGTGGAGGACGGTATCTCGTTTCTGCAATCTTTCGACATCATCGTGCACCCTCGCTGCGAGAACGTCATTCGTGAGCTGTCGTCCTACAGCTACAAGGTGGACCGACAGACCGATGAAGTCCTGCCAATGCTTGAGGACAAGGACAACCACACAATCGACGCACTGCGCTATGCACTAGAAGGCTTGCGTCGAGCCGGTGTTGCTCCTAAGGCCGAAGTGCGCGATACTAGGCGACCGCGCGACATCTACACGCGCAACCGCGACAGGGATGGCGATGACTACGGAGGCGGAATGTATGGATGATTCTGCGCCGTGGCCGGTCGCCCCCATAGACGCGCCCGACAAAGTCGTGTCGTGGTTCGGCGTGTGGATGGCTGAGGCTGCCTGGGATGAGATGATGCGCGATGACTGACTCGATACAGGCCAGAGCATGTCGTGGGGTATTTGCAGTGACTGACCTTGCCGACCGCATGGAGCGCCGCGCCGAAGAGTGGGGCGTCGTGCCGAGGGGTGCGATTCCTGACGACGTGAGAGCCGCGCGCGCTGCACATCGCAAGGCGTGGCGGGAAGCTGCCGAGATGGTCCGTCTGCATGAGGCGCGTAAATGACTGACACGATGATGGCCGAATACATGTCGCCAGAGGACATGGCGCTTATGCAGGCCGAGGCAGAAGCTGCTGCACTGGAGGCCGAACGCGCCCGCCTCGCCAGTATCGACGTCAAGCCCATGCGCCGCATGGTCGATGACTTCCGCGACGGCACTGATGTGGCTCGCCAGCGCGCCGAGATGTGCCGCGACTATTTCGACGACAAGCAGCTTGACACGAAGAAGCTCGCCGCCCTGCGTCGTGCCCGTCAGCCCCAGATCATCCGCAATGAGATCAAGCCCGCGATCAACGGCGTGCTGGGCATCCTGACCCAGGCCAAGGTTGATCCCCGCGCCTATCCACGCAACCCCACCGATGAGGACGCTGCTGATGTGGCGTCCAAGACCCTGCGTTACATCGGGGACCAGAACCGCCTGCACAAGAAGAAGATCGACTGTGCCGAGAACTACCTGATCGAAGGCGCTACGGGTGCCGTGGTCGAGTGCGACGGCGAGAACATCCTGATCAACCGCATCCGGTATGAGGAACTGATTTACGACCCGCGCTCGCGTGAGGCGGACTTCTCAGACGCGCGATACATGGGCATCGGCAAGTGGCTGGCAGAGGATGACCTGGCCAAGCTGTATCCGATGTTCGCGCAAGACCTGCCGCTGGTCTATTCGTCCAACTGGGGCGACATGAGCCTGACGACAATGCAGGACCGGCCCGATAACCTGGCCGAGTGCTGGGCTGATACCAAGAAGCGCCGTATCTTCGTGGTCGAGATGTACCACCGCGAAGACGAGTGGATGCGGACGGTGTTCTATGCGGCGGGCGTGCTGGACCAGACGCCTAGCCCGTATCTGGACGACTACCAGAACCCCTGCAACCCCATCGTGGCGTCGTCGTGCAACGTGAACCGCGAAAACGAGCGCTACGGCTTGGTCGCGTCCATGCTGAGCCAGCAGGACGAACTTAACGCCTATGCCTCGCGTCTGCTGCATCTGACGAACTCCCGCCAACTACAGGTCACGGACCCGAACCTCCCGCCTGACGTGGACGCTGACACGGCCCGCAAAGAGGCGGCACGCGCAGACGGTCTGCTGCCTACGGGATACAGCATTGTGCCCACGTCTGACCTGACGGCAGGCGCTTCGGCTATGATGCAGGACGCACGACAGGCGCTGGTCAGGCAGGCCCCCACGCCTGCTGTGCTGGCCGATGCCTCTGCTTCGTCGCAGTCGGGCCGGTCGCGGCTGGTGCTGCAACAGGCGGGCATGACGGAGATTGCGCGTTGCCTTGGTCGTCTGGAGGACTTCGAGACGTCGATCTATCACCAATGCTGGATGCGTGCGCGTCAGTTCTGGCAGGAGCCTAAGTTCATTCGCGTGACGGGTATGGAGGGCAAGGCCGACTTCGTGCAACTTAACGCGCCTGAGGTCGATCCGCAGACCGGACAGCCGGTGGTTGATCCGTCCACGCAGCAGATGAAGATCACGAACAAGCTGGCGGATTGGGATATCGACATCGAAGTGCAGACCGTGCCTGACACGGCGAACCTGCAAGCCGAACAGTTTGAGGCGATGGCCCCGATGTTCCCGGGCCTGCAACAGGCGTTCGGTCCAGAGGTCGCGTTCAACGTGGCTCTGGCCCTGTCGTCGATGCCCGACAAGCAAGAGGTCAAGGACATCATCAAGGAGTCGCAGGGCGGCGACGATCCGCAGGCGCAGCAGATGGCGCAGATGCAGCAGCAGATGCAGCAGATGCAGACCGAGCTGGGCATGCGCGCCGCACAGGCTGACATTGCCGAGACCGAATCCAAGACCGCCCTCAACGTCGCCAAGGCTAACCAGGCCGAGGCGGATGTAGTCGTCAAGGCTGCGGATATGCAGGCGCGGGATATGGGGTTGATGGGCTAAAGGAGAGATGAGTATGGAAGCGCCGGTTGTACTGCTTGAAGAATCGCCACAAAAAGAAAAACACACCCCCAAGGGCGTCTTGATTGAAAAGGCAGAGGGGTACGAAAGAGAGGCCGCCAGACTTAACGAAGAGGCCGGATGCCTTGAGGCTGAAGCCGAGTCAGCCCGAAACAGAGCCAAGGCCAGAGAAGAGGCTGCGATCAATCTGCGAGATGCAGCTACATGGTTTGACTAGCGTTGACTGATTGGCGCCAAAGATTTAAGATTTTTGGGCGAGCGGCGGCTCTTGGTTCGCGGCTATGAGTGTAAAGCTTGAGGCAAAAGGTAGCTCAGTTGGTTTAGAGCGCCAGGCATAGATTATCACTCTACCTGGAGCGCGCTGGTTCGAGTCCAGTCTTTTTGCATCTTCCGGTATTGATTCCGGCCTCGCGCATTCGCCCTCACTCTTAACCGAGTGGGGGCGTTTTGCTGTGCGCCTACAGGTATTGCGCTAATCAGCAACCGCGTTTACAATACTGCCGAGGACGCACAGCCGATGACCATGTGCAAAGAAGGGATGCCGCCGATGATCGGGCAGGGAGTGACGAATGGCTGATTTTGCCGATACTATGGGCGACGCGTGGCTGGAGGACGAAGGTGTCCAGACAGACGAAGTGGCCCAGGCTGAAGTTGCCGAGACTGTAGAAGCGCCTGAAGTTCCGACCGAAGACGCACCCGCAGACCCGGAAGCGCCAGCTAACGAGGCAGAAGAACAAGCGGAGAATTTCAACCCGACTCTCTATCGTGAGATGAAGGAGGAGCGCCGCAAACGCCAGGAGGCCGAGGCGAAGGCGCAAGAGATGGAGCGTCGGTATCAGGAAGCACAGCAGAAGGTGCCGCAAGCACCCAAGCCGCGACTTGACGCTTACGAAGACCCCGAGGGGGTGAACGCCTTTTTCGAGAGCCGCATCCAGCAGGAAGCGTTTCAGATCAGGGCGGACCTTTCGCGGGAACGTGCGTTAGAGAAGCACGGGCAAGAGACTGTTGACGCGGCGACCCAATGGGCGATCCAGCGTGCAGCGACTGACCCCGCGTTTGACAGTCAGATCGGCAAGGCTCAGTGGCCCGCCGATTTCGTTGTCGCAGAATACAAGCGGTCACAGACCCTTGAGGCGCTAGGAGGCCGAGACCTTGACGATCTGGTCAAGGAACGGGCCGAAGAATACGCCAAGAGCCAGGGCTGGATTGTTTCACCCGAGGGGCAACCCTCTTCTTTGAAACCGTCTCAGCCCACCCCGCCACGCAGTCTCGCTAATGTTCCCTCGACAGGGTCTAAGCAGACGGCCAATGCAGGATGGGATGATGTCTCATTTGCATTGGATAAAAAGGCATGGCCGAGGTAATCATCAACTCGAATCTTAATGAGACGAAGTGGCTCATTAACGATTATTACAAACCCTACATCCGTCAGTCCGGCTTTGACCGGTATATGGGCGAAGGTTCCGACGCGGTTATTCGTGTCTTCAACGAGTCCAAGACCGATGGCGGCAAGGACATCATCGTCCCGCTGCTGGGCACCGTCAAGAACGCGGGCGTTTCCGGCTCGCAAGTCCTCGAAGGTAACGAGGTCGATCTTGAGCAGTTCGTGGACAAGGTCACCACCAACTGGCGTCGTAACGCCATCAAGGTGCCGAAGTCGTCCAGCTACAAGACGAACATGGACATCCTGCGCGTGGCTGGTCCGTCGCTTCGTGACTGGGCCGCTCGCATCGTACTCAAGACCGGCATCATCAACAACCTGAACGGCATCGTCATTCCCGGCGCTGCCAACGCCGAGGGCTTCGCCAACGCTGACACTGTTCTGCGTTACGAGGACGCCTCTGCCGCCCAGCGCAACACCTTCCTGGTGAACAACGCTGACCGCGTGCAGTTCGGTGCCTTGGTGTCGAACGGTTCGTCCAACGTCATGGCTACGGCTCTGGCGACTCTGGACAACACCGACGACAAGATGTCCACCGCCGTTCTCGACACCGCACGCGCTCGCGCTGCCGAGACTGCCGACATCGCTTCGACCGGTCCCGCCATCAACCCGTATATGACGGAAGACGGCGAAGAGTGGTACGTGGTGTTCGTCAACCGTCGCCAGATGCGTGACCTGCGCCGGGACGCCACGATGTTCCAGGCCAACCGTGACGCTATGGAGCGGGGCAAGAACAACCCTCTGTTCCGTAACGGCGACCTGCTGTGGAACGGCATGATCATCAAGGAGGTCGCTGACCTTCCGATCATCGCCGGTGCCGGTGCGGGCGGCATCGACGTGGCCCAAGCCACGCTGGTGGGTCAGTCGGCTATCGCCGTCGCATGGGGTCAGCGTCCGCGCCTGATCACCGACAACTCGCAGGACTATGAGTTCCGCCCTGCGCGTGCCATCGAAGAACTGATCGGCATCAAGAAGACTTCGTTCCAAGGTGTCCAGTACGGCAGCTACTCGATCTTCACTGCCGCTGTCGCTAACGCGTAACCCACTCAGGCATTCCCCCCGGTCGGCAATAACGCTGGCCGGGGAAACGCTTAGGAGACTATCAAAATGGCTATCTTCAACTCTACCGCTATCTCTACTGGCGCTCCGGTTCCCGGCTTCGGCGCTGGCGGTGGTCAGGTCCGCACCCAATACACCACGGTTGCTCTGCCGGTTGGCGCGACCACGACCGACACCATCAACCTGTTCAAGCTGCCCGCCAACGTGCGGGTTCTTCGTCTGATCGTGAAGAACGACGCTCTGGGCGCTGGCACACTGAACATCGGTGACGGTGGGTTCACTGGCGCTGACGGCGTTGCCGTTGTCGCTGACCCCGACCGTTACCTGGCGGCCCAAGCCGTGACCACCGCTGGCAACGTCCAAGTCGCCATCGAATACACCGTCGAAGAACCCCAGGCCTAAGGAGTATCGTAATGGCTAGCGTAACCTATCACGGCGAGTTCCCCGAAGGCCAAGTGGACGAAGACGGCAATGCCTTCATCGAGCACCTGGGCGAGCGGTTCACCCGTGGCGGCAAATCGGTGTCCGTGTCTGACAAGGACGTGGTCGCCAAGTTCGCTGCCAATCGGTTCTTCAAGACTGAAGGCTCCGATGCAGACGACGTGAAGGAAGCGAAGGCAGAGGCTGAAGACGCCGAATCTGACACCCTGCGCGCCTATCTGCGGGACCATCACGTGCCTTTCCACCACAAGGTTGGCCTTGATAAGCTGCGCGCCCTGCGTGCGGATTACGACGCCAGCGTCAAGGCCGCTGGAGAAGAGTAATGGTTGAGACTGTGGGGGACATCGGCACGCGGGCGCTCAAGAAGCTCGGCGTACTGCGTGCCGGTGGCGAGATGACTGCGGCTGATGCTGCGGACATGCTCGCATCCCTCGCGTCTCAATACATGGAGTGGGTGACTGGGGGTGCTTTCGGGCGGGTGTATAACACGCCCGTCAGCACCTCCGGCACCATCACTGCCACGCCCAATCAACACGTGAACATCCTGACCGTCGATGCGGTGACGGTCGATCTGCCCGCGACTGTGGACTGGTTCTACTGGAAAAACTGGCGTCCGTGCCGTGATTACGGTTGGGGCCTGTCGGTTCCATATGGCGGGTCTGACGGCCTGAATGTCCCGCGCGACAAGGCTGTCGTTATGGTGACGGACCAATACGGCGCAACGCGCGCGACATACGTTTACGACGGCACGGTGCAGCGCTGGATGCGCGTCGATACCCTGACGCTTACGGAGGAAGCGCCGCTGTCCGCCCGGTCCCCCGATGGGCTGGCCGCTGTGATGGCGATGCGCGTGTCTGACGACTTCGGATTGCAACCAGGCCCCGCGACGGTCATGGCCGCGAACCGCTACAAGCTGGCGCTGGTTAGCAATCACGGGAACGACGACTGTGGTTAGTATCGTCCTGCCGCCGCGCACGGGCGGGACTGACTCGGTTGTGACCGTGCCGACGACGGGCGGCGGTGCGGCCAGCGAGGCGTCGTTTCCGCGTGCCGTGGGGCCTGCTGGGGCGGGGGTCGCTCCAGGCGGCGCGATGGGGCAAATACTGGTCAAGACAGCGACGACTAACTACGCGACCGGCTGGGCCGATAACGTCGCCGCCATACCCTACGGACTACCCGGCGCGCTGACCGCCCCCCTGTCGATCCTGCTGACGTTCCCGATCACGCTACAGGCTGCGTTGTGCGCCGCGACAGGCACGGGCACGGGGTCGGTGACGTTCGATCTGGATGGTGCGCCGGTTGCATCCGTCAGCCTCCCCTCTGGCGTCATTACACTGTTACAGCCCGCGCTCACCGCTGGCCTTCTGACCCTTACCTCGTCCGGCACCCTGTCTGACGTTTACATCACTCTCGCAGGAGCTAAATGAGATGGCCCTAAGCTATACAGCCACGATCAAAAACGCACGACTGGACGCGGTTGAATCCACCACGGGCACCGCGCCTAGCCTCGTCATTCGAACGGGGTCCGCACCGGCCAACGCTGACGCGGCGGCTACGGGCACGGTCCTTGCGACCTGCACCCTCCCGTCTGACTGGATGGCCGCCGCATCGGGCGGTGCCAAGGCCAAATCCGGGACATGGGAAGACGCCAGCGCGGACGCCACGGGCACGGCGGGCTATTTCCGCATTGTCGGTTCAGGCGGCACCATCCAGGGCACTACGACCCTGTCTGGCGGCGGCGGCGACATGATCCTTGACAGTCTGTCATTCACGGCTGGCCAAGCGTTCTCGGTTACGACTTTCACGCTCACCAGCGGCAACTAACCTCCTGCCGGGAGGCTGACGCATGGCGTTTCCGGTCGTCAATGGGCGGTCTGGCGGACTTAAAGATACCGCCTCCACTACGTCTCCTGTCACCCTGCCGTCTGGTGTGGTGTCGGGAGAACTTCTTGTCGTCTTCATCGCATGGCGCGGCTCTGGTACGCCTACTGCGACGGCAGGGTGGACCCTTCTGGGGACGCGATACGACAACACGACGAGTCTGGCTGTATTTTATAAGACGGTGACCGGCTCTGATGCTCTGACTGTCACTCACGCCAGTTCACGTTCTAGCCACCTCTCCTACCGGATTTCTGGCTTTGCTGGGATAAGCGGGACAAGCGCCGCATCGGCAGGCGGCGGTGCAAACGCTGGCGATCCTCCAAATCACACACCTAGCGGCGGGGCGAAGGACTTTCTGTGGCTTGCCGCAATAGGTCGGGGAGGCATCCTTACCGCTCCTGGCGCTCCGACAGGATATTCGAACCTTCAATCCCGAAACACTGCCGCTTCTCAAGGGGCTTCGACGCATTGCGCGGAGCTTGCCCTGAACGCGGCAAGTGAAAACCCAAGCCCGTTCACCGGAACCAGCACAAACTCAAGCCTATGGACGGTAGCGATTGAGCCTGTGGCGGGCGGCGGCGGCATTACCGCCGCCGCGTCGATCACCGAAGACCCAGACACCGTCTCGTCCTCTGGCGTCCTGCCCATCGCAGGCACCGCCTCGGTCACAGAAGCCGCTGACGCGCTATCCGCGTCGAGCAAGATTGCCATCACGGCCAGTGCGTCGATTACAGAGAGCGACGACACCCTCACGGCTATTGGCACAGCAGTAGCCCCTGCCATCGTAGGCACGGCGAGCATCACGGAGGCGTCTGATACGGTTTCGGCTACCGGGGAACTGCTGATTGAAGGCGCGGCCTCGATCACAGAGGCGGGCGATACCGTCACCTCTGCGGCCCGCCTGGCGATCTCTGCCACAGCCGCGATAACCGAAGCCAACGACACAGTCGCGTCATCGTCTCGCCTGTCCATAAAAGGTGTGGCCTCAATAACCGAGACGGGAGACACTGTTTCCGCGACAGGGACCACCTCCAACACGATATTCGCCAGCGCCAACATCACGGAGGCAAATGACAACGCATCGTCCAACGCGAGGCTGTATATTTCCGGCAACGCTGCTATATCAGAAGACAGCGACACGCTGTTTGCCTCAGGGTCTAACGCTAGCGTTCAGCGTCGTTTTGTGGCAATAATCGGGTAGCAAGGAGCAAGGCGATGCCAGCAGCAAACATGAGCAGCCCAGCAACGCCATCCGTGGCTGTTGATCCTAACGGCGTCTATCTGACACCTCCGACATCCACAACGCCTCAGGCTGCGCGCGAATACGGACAGCCGAACCTCAATACCAATCAGGTTAGCGTCGGTCTGACGGCAACGCAGATCGCCGCAGCTCGTTCGGCTCGGGGCGCTATTACCATCGTCAACCACGGCACGAACCCGGTCTATATCGGCACAGGTTCTGTGAGTGCGACGACCGGTCTTCTTCTTCCTGGAGTCGTTGGCGCGTCGGTAACGCTGCCGTATAACGGTCAGGTTTCTGGCATCGCTACTGGCGGCGCACAGACGGTCAGCTTTCTGGAGACCTACTAGTGGCTCAAGGCGTATCAGTACCCGCTCCGCAACCTGCCGACTCCCTGCCCCGCAGCGAGGGCACGGGCGCAATCGGGGCAGAGGTCAACACCTTTGCCCGTGGAGACCATCAGCACCCGCGCATTACTTCCTCTGTGCCTCTGACGCTGGATGCCAACGGCGAGGGCGTGGCGACGTTCTCGCGCGCGTTCACGACCGAACCCCTGCCTGCCTTTGCCCAGATGCCCCCCATGAGCCTGGGGCCGTGCATCTTCCTTGTCGAGTCGTGGATTATGACCGGTCAGACGTTCACCGGGGCCAACGTGCGTGGGTATAGGCTCGCAGCACCGCAAAACCTTACCGCCGTAACCGTGCTGGGTATCTCGGTTGCCGTGGGCGGTCAGACCGTCACAACATACGGCCCTGCGAACGGCGTCAAGGTGTCTGTCATCATGCTACCGAATAGCGGGGTCTAGATGCCTGAAATACCGCTCGGCACATCATCTCACAACAGGCGCACCACGTGGAACCCAGAGGCTCGCGTGCTGAACATGCTTGTCGAGCAGACGGTGACGAACCAATACGACGGCGTTGACCACATCCAGCGCCCCGGCCTCACGAAACTGATGAACATCGGGCCAAACCCGATACAGGGCATATTTAGGCAGGCGGGTACGTTTGGTGGCGATTTTCTGCTGGCTCAAGGCGCGGAGCTGTATCGCGTTGTGGAGGGCAGCGACGCGGCGACGTTCATTGGTGACTTCGACGGAACGGGGCGGTTCACGGCGGCGGCAACGGCAACCCGTGCTGTCATGGTCACGGACGGTCAGGCGTACCGCACGGACGGCGTGACGCTGGTTGACATCGTGATGCCAGACGACCGGCCTGCGGGGTCTGTGGCGCAACTGAACGGCTATTTCATTATCCCGCAAGAGGGCTCTGCCCGGTTCTACTGGATCGAGCCTGGACAGGATGACCCTGACGGCCTGTCGTTTGCCACGACGGAATCCAGCCCCGGCAATATCCTGAAAATAGAGCGCGTCGGGGATGAGCTGTGGTTCTTCAAGCAGGAGGGCATTGAGGTCTGGACGCCAACTGGTGATCCTGACTTGCCGTTTCAGCGCACGCCAGGACGGAACTACGACAAGGGCGCGCGCAGCAAAGACGCAATCTGCCGGTTTGACAACAGCGTTGCGTGGGTCGGTAATGACGGCATCGTTTATCGCGGCGACAACACGCCTGTTCGGATGTCAACCAACTCCATTGAAGAACAAATCCGCAAGTCTTCAGACTATCTGGCGTGGTCGTTCGCCTTTGATGGCCACACTTGTTATTGCCTGACGCTGACGCAGGGCACGTGGGTCTATGACGTGTCGTCTCAACAGTGGTCGCAGTTCCGGTCATACGGCTATGACTTCTGGCGCGCGCACGTTGGCGACGCTGGAGACCGCCTGGTGCTGTGCGGCGACAGCGAGACGGGCAACGTCTATTTTCTGGACGCGGAGAACAACACCGACGATGGCGAGCCCCTAGAGCGCGAAGTTATGGGCGGGCTGCCTGTTCCGCGAACGCCGGTTCGGTGTGACTCTATCTGCCTGTATGCGTCAGCAGGAACGACGCCAGACCCGAACGAATATCCGAAAGTCCGCATCTCATGGTCTGATGACCTGGAGACGTATGGCGACTTTCAAGATGTGTCGATGGGGCGTCAGGGCCAATACGGTAACGGCATTCGCCTGAACCGCCTTGGCATGATGCGCTATCCGGGTCGTCTGTGGAAGTTCAGCGCGACGGGTGACTTTGTCTTCACGGTGCACGCCGCCGTCTATAACGAGCCGCTCTGATGCCCGCGTTCCGCTTGCCTCGCCTCCAGTCTCGGCTGGCCATAGTCGATAACCAGGGCAGGCCGACGACAACGTTTCTGGACTTCTTCAACAACCAGTTTGCGCCAAAGATCGAAGCGCAAGAGGCTGCACAGGCTGAGACAATCGCTATGCTGACCGCGCAGCAGTTGGTGATAGAGGCACAGCAGGAACAGATCGTTGAGGCGCTACAGCTAGCCAACATCGCAATCGGCCTGACCGGCGGTAACGCCGGTTCTGAGACGCTTACGATGGACATCATCGGTGACACCTGGCAGCCTGGGCCACAGGTCGATCTGGCGGGCGTTGTTGCTGGCGACGTGTCTATTCCTGGGTCGGGGCTGTTTGCGGACGCGGGCACGGACCAGAACCTTACGCCCCTCTCTGGAGAGGTTCGACTTGTCGAGATAGACGGCGGCGACACAGTCATCGGCGGGCCGTGGGCGTTTACGTCCGTCAAGGACACGCTTTTCAACACCGTATTCTGCAACAATCCGGCTGATATAAACGCCTTCCTTGATGCCCGAACATCAACGGGCGCGATTAGCTACCGCCTGGACTTCAAGTTAGACAATCCGGTGTGGCAGATTACTGACGTACCAGCCCGCCTGTATGCTCGCAGGACAGTATGACCAGAGAGCATTGGCACCCCGTCCTGACGCATCCAGACGTGGAGCCATTCGTATTGCGTGGCGTCGGGACTGTAGAGGACTTCCTTGACTGGCTTGAGCGTGACGATGTGCACGAATACCAATACCCAGGCGGTGGGTTTGTGTTCATGGACAAACCAGACGGCCAGGAAATACACGTTGCGTTCCTTCCGGGCTATTGGGGGCGTAAGTTAGCCGCGTCGTTTAGAGACATCTTTGGCAAGAAAATGAGCGAGGGCGTTACGGTCATCGCGCATGAGTGGGCTGATAACTGGCGGTCAAAGCCGCCCGCCTCTTACGGTTTCCGCGAAGATGGTGTATTCGAGGACACAGTGTTCGGGGTTGCGTGTAAAAGATGGATTCTCACGCCGGAAGCGTGGTATAAATCGCCAATAGGCAGGAAGTCGCAATGAGCTTTGTAGCTGACATTTTCGGGGCGCGATCTGCCGCCAAAGGACAAAAGCAGGCCGCTGCTGCGGCTAGTGAGGCGTCCGCCGCTTCGCTAGCAGAACAACGCCGCCAGTACGACCTAAGCCGCGCAGACATGCAGCCTTGGCTGTCTGCGGGTACGGGGGCGCTAAACAGTTACGCAAGTCTTATTGGCCAAAATGGTACAGACGCGCAAGGCACGGCGATGGGGCAGTTCCAGGCATCGCCAGACTACGCCTTCCGACATTCTGAGCAGGCCCGCGCACTGACGGCGCGTAACTCTGCATTGGGCATTCAGGACAGCGGCGCGGCACAGAAGGCCGCAATGCAGTATTCCGGCAACCTTGCAGCGGGCGAGTTTAACACTTACGCGAACCGCCTTGCGGGCCTTGCTGGTGTGGGGCAGACTGCGGCGTCGAATAACGCGCAGTTGGGGGCCAACTACGCAAATCAGGTAACGGGCATCAATCAGACTCGCGCGCAGGCGCTTGGCTCCAGCTACATCAACCGTGGTAACATCATGGGCAACCTGTATTCCAACCTTGGCGGACAGGCCCAAAGCGCCGCAATCAAGGCGTTTACGGGCGGGTTCGGCTGATGAGTGATGTTGCATACGATCCGCTTCGCTACGCTCGTGCGGGCGAGGAAAGCGTTGATCGCGCGTTCACTCAGGTCGCTAACCGCCGCGCCGGTCAGGCCCTGCAATCAGGTAACTACCAGCAGGCAGCAGGGGCACTGTTTGGGAATGGGGACATTCAGGGCGGCGTAGGCGTCCAGAACCTACAAGCTCAACAGCAGGCCGCACAGAAGGCGCAAGAGACCGAACAACTGGCCCAGCAGGTTGCGTTTACGCGTCAGGCGACAACGACACTGCGTCGCGCAATGAATGAGGGCGCTGATCCTGTCGCCGCGTTCGACTCGTTCGCGCCCGCGTTCTCGCAGCTTGGCATCGACCCGCAGACGCAGGCGACCTATCGTCAGGCGCTCATGGCCAACCCCACGGGGTTTCTGGATACGGTCGAGCAGGCCACGGCTCAGCAAGAGCGTCAGCTTGAGATCGTAAATCGTGGCGGCGGGAACGTCACTGTGTTTGACAAGGGCACAGGCGAGATCGTCAACGACATTACAGCCCCGCGTCCTGATTACACCATCGGGACGACACGGTTCAGCGGCGAGACGAACGAGCCTGTGGCGCAGGGCTATGTCGCGCCGGAATATATCCAGCAAGACCCCAACAGAAACCTTTTGGAGGTCTCGCCTGGAGTTGCTCCGGGCTCTACGGGGAACGGTTCTGGTGCTGACCCTGTCTCGGTCCTGCAATCCATTATACCCGGCGTCTCGTTCAATAGCGGGCTTCGCACCCCTGAACAAAATGCAGCGGCGGGCGGCTCTCCGAACAGCTTTCACCTTCGCGGACGGGCAGTTGACATTCCACCGCAGCAAGGCACCACGCCCGCGCAACTCAGGGCGCAACTGGAAAGCCAAGGCGTTCGCGTTGCCGAACTGATTGACGAAGGAGACCACTGGCACATCGCGTGGGAGGGCGAAGTTACAGCGCCTAACTTTGGCCGTGGCGAAGCGCCCCGGTCTGGCCCACGTCTTGTTTCTGCCGCGCAGGCAGGTGGTTCCGGTGGCGGTAATCGTGGCGGCTCAATCCTTAGCCCCGAAGAGGTGCAAGCCGCTGGCCTAAATCCTAACGGCGTCTATCAGCGGTCCAGCACCGGCCAAATCAGTGTGTTGCAGGCGGCGCCTGGAGCTGGTCGCCAAGGCAACCCTACAGAGGCCCAGAACAAGGATTCGTTCAACGCGAACCGGATGAGCGACGCGGGTCAGATTGTTGGAAGCCTTGAGCGCAACAACTTTGACTTTGGCCGCGCTCAAGCGGGCGGACAGTTCACCGAAGATTACAGGCGCTACAACGCAGCCGCTCTTGAGTGGGCCGACTCCCTGTTGCGCCTGACGACCGGCGCTGCTGCTACCCGTGACGAAGTGGAAAGTGCGCGACGCTCATACTTCCCCGTATTTGGCGACAGCCCTGCTGTCCGTCAGCAGAAAGCACAGCGTCGCGCACAGGTCGAGCGTGATGCCTTGGCGCGGGGTGAGGGCGGACGGTCTGACCGCACACCTAACTCGCTTCAAGCGCCCGGCGCTACGGGTGGTCGCAGGACAAACACGAACGCCCCCGGACTGCCGTTTAACATCACGCCTCAGCAGCTACAGTTTCGTCAGCAGATTGTTCAAGGCGGACAAGCGAACGTGCGCGCGCCGCGTGGCGACCGCCAGAACCCGATCTATGTAAACCCAGCCGACGAAGCCACCAGCTACGGTAACATTCGTCCTGGGTCGTGGTTCGTGGCCCCCGACGGTTCTGTTCTACAGAAGCCACCCTCAGACACCCGGAGGCGTCGCCGCTAATGGCCGTTCAAGACATCTACGCAGCGGCCCGCGCTCATACGCAGCAAGTCGCGCCGCCTCAATCGCCTCAGGACACCTACACGCGCCCTGAAGATGGCGCTCAACTGCCCGTCGTTAATCGTGCGCCCATTAACGAGAACCCGACCCAGCTATTGAACATGGGGTTCCGTCAAGACTCAAACGGCCAATGGGTAAAATACACGGAGCCCGAAGCACCTGCCGTTGATTATTCAGCTGATAGGACACGCACGGCTGAACTTGGGGCGCTTAAGTCGGGCCAGGTCGAGTCGTTTGCCTCCGGGGCTACCGAGCAAATACCTTTGCTGGATGAAGCTGCCGCATGGGTTGCGGGCTTGATAACTGGCACGCCATACAGCGAGGTTCGCGATCTACAGACAGACTTGAATCAATACGACCGTGAGAACTACGGTGCGGCTCGCAATGCTGGCGGGGTTTCTGGTTTCGCTGCCGGTCTGGCCGCGCCTGGGTCTGCTTATGTTCGTGGCGCAACCGGTGCAGCGAGCGTGGGGCGAGCCGCCCAAATAGGCGCAGGCTACGGCGCTGCCTATGGCTTCGGCGCGGGTGACGGCTCCTTCCAAGAGCGCGCCCCCGGTGCGGTAACCGGCGCTGTTCTGGGGGCCGCTACTGGTGCTGGCGCTCAAGCCGCCGCGCCGTATGCCAGTCGCCTTCTTGGCATCTCCAGCACCGGCACACGACCAACCAGCCGCATGGCGCAAAGCGTCGCGGACTTCGATCAGGTCGGCATTGAGCCGACGCTGGCTGGCGTTGGCGGACCGGTATCGCAGCGCACGGCGCAAACGCTGGCGGGTAACGTCCTGACGGGTCAGCCGATTGCAGCCGCTGCTCGCCGTGCCGAGACGCAGACTGGCGAGGCTATTGATCGCATCGCTGGCGCATACGGAACGGCAGAGGGTCGCACCTCGGCTGGCGCTACGTTGCAGCGGTCTGCACGCGAGGGTGCCCAGACGCTGCGCCGTGAGGGTGGGGCACTGTATGAGCCGATTAACGCTCTTGAATCGAACCCGACACCAATCCCTCTGACTGCATCGCGTCAGGCCGTGGACGAAAGCCTGTCGGTCTTCACCACGCCAGATCTGCGTGACTGGTTCACCCGCAACGCAACCGACCTGACCCAGTTCCAGGATGTTCTGCAAAAGGCCGATCAGGGCGTTACGTTCGGAGAGGCGCGCCAACTTCGGTCCATCGTGGGCCGGATGCTCAACGATCCCACCGTGTTTAACTCGCGCTCGGAGGCCGGACTTCGCCGCCTGTATGGCGCGCTGTCTGACGACGTTGCGGCAGGCGCTGAACAGCTTGGCGGCCCAGAGGCGGCACAAGCCCTGTCCCGCGCAGACACATACTACAGCGCCGCCCGCTCCCGTGCTGACAATGTCCTTTCGCGGTTCTACGACGCGAACAATCCTGCCGACGCATACGCGCGCCTGATAGACGCAGCCAAGGCTACGGGCCGTCGCTCCAACTGGGCACAGCTTCGCCAGCTTCGCTCATCGGTCCCTGCCGAAGACTGGGACGAGATCGCATCGGGCGTTATCCGCGATCTTGGCCAGCGTGGCGACGACTTCTCTGTCGCCCGTTTCGCTACGGAATGGGAAACGATGACGCCACAAGCGCGCCGCATCCTGTTCGGTGGAGCGGAACGTGCCGAACAGTTCTCAGACCTCAACGCCCTCGCCCGCGTCATGCGCCAGCAACAGCAGGCCGGTCGGTTCTATAACTATTCGGAAAGCGGCAACGCTGCGGGCAACATCGGCGTGGGCTCGGGTCTGGCGCTCGCTGGTCAACAGGCCATGACCGGAAACCTGATTCCAGCCGCGACTATTGTCGGGGCCGGGGTCGCAGGTAATGGATTGTCGCGGATTTTGACATCGCCTGGCGTCGCTCGCTGGCTCGCTGGACCCGTTCAACGTATCGTGCCAGACGCTGAGAACTTGGCGAGGCGGAACGCGGCCTTTGCTCAGTGGTGGGACTTGAACAGAGACGCTGTCGTGCGGGCTGCGGCACAATCTGATGTCGTTCCAATGCAAGCAGCAGCAGAGGAGCCGCAGCAATGAACGGGTTCCCGGTCCACCACAGAAACGCTACCATGACTATCAAGATCATGGCCCACTATAGCATGGATTACTGATTATGGCTGCTGGTCGC